CTGCTCCAAAGTTATCTGTATTTGGATAACGATAACAAACGAATGGTGGGTCAGGGCTTTCTCCTTCAGCAAAGTGATCATAAGCAAAGGGAAGTCCAAGTTCATTCAGTAATTCAACAATCACTTCAATCCCTCCTCAGTGTTTACCCTGCAGACCATGCCTGATATCCTTCTCCAGTTTGCTTGTCACATTCTCTTCCACGGGTTTAATGTGAGAAATGCCCTGCACCCTGCCACCGCCTCTTTTGGCATGCCCATTCTCCAGCAGATGCGTTAAACCATATAACTTACGGGAATGAACAACCGTATCCAGTTCCGTGGTTGATTCTTTCACCTTCTTAACCGCCCAGCTTTTTGCATACCGGCCTGTTCTCTTCGGTGACTTTTCCTTCAGTTCTTTCACTGCTTCTTTTCCAGCATCCAGAACAGCGTCCTTCATGACATCCTGTGCATCTTCCACATAGCTGCTCAGTTCATGATTGATCGTATCTGCAAGCTGCTCTGCTTTGATCTTCATCGCTTCACCTTCTCACAATGAAACTTCAGGCTTCTCTTGTGATAGCCCATCTGGTCAATAGATGTGATGTTATAGATATCTCCATTCAGGATGATTCGGAGCTTGGTACTGTCTAGTTCTGCTAGCTTCTTGCAATAGCGAATCGTGAAGTCCTGGCTGTTGACACTATTGGTAGTTCCAGCATCCTCATTCTCATCTCCACCACTCTGTACCGGAGTGGCCCAGCAGGTATAAAAATCAGTCCAACCAGCAATATGGTTTCCGATCGCATCAACAGTAATTCCATTCTTCTGGAAGGTAATGCGGATATTCATTCCTGCTATATTCATCGGAACATCGCTTCTCTTTCTCCAAACAGCAGATTTCGCAGAGTAATTGCTAGATCATGATGATCTGCTTCTTCTCTATGCTCATTCAAATAAGCAATAGCGTACAGTACTGCTATCATCGTCAAAGAATCATCACTGTCGTCAATGGCGTCCTTCCTTAAAATAGAAGCCACTATCTTCTTAGCTGCTTCCAGTTCTTCAGTAATAACGTCATCTTCTTCATTAGAATCAACTCTTAGATACCTCTTCGCTTCTTCAAGGCTTACCATACGTTCTCCTCATCTTCTTACCTGCCCCACTATTAGCCTTCAGGCTTACCTGGATCAGGCTGGCTTGAATCAAGCTGCTGCAGCTCTCATAATCTGCACTGCTTCTGGAAGTACAAGCAGTCCATCTACTCTTTCCTTTGCGACATACCCAATCATTCCATTGCCTGCAAACAGCTCTCTCAGCTCTTGGAATGAACGAGTACCACGGTCTCCGATGTTGTAATAGCTGTAATCCCCGAAGGCCATAACCGGTTTACCTGCTTCAAGAAGAGGAACATAGGAAGATGTGTGGGCTGAATAGCCACAGATTCTATCCGGTTCTCCTGCCTGATAAGATGGCTGCCAGATATAAGCACCGTTGTTATCCTTCAATTTACGGATAGACGCGAGGGTCTGATCATTCAGAATGAATGACGCATTCTTACGATATGGTCTCTTCAGTGCATAGATCAGCGTGAGTACATCATCTGTGGTCAGCTTCGTGCCAGTCAGAGTAATACCTGTTACACCACCCTTTGTAGCATCAAAGATACCAGTAGGCTTACCTGTCCCATCTCCATTTAAAAAGGCGTCCTCTTCTGCATTGCCGATAGCCTTGCCGAAGGCGTTGGTAATGTAGGACACCAGGTCGAACATACTGTCATAGAGAAGCTCTTCTGTGATCTTCACTGCAACATGAAGCTTATGAGCATCCAGGAACTTCTGATCAAATTTCGCATCACCAAATGTCAGCGCACCGCCTTCTTCAATCCAAGCTGCAGCCGGTTTAGAGCCAGCAATGTTGATCTTATGCTCACCAGAGGTAGTAATCTTTGTTGCTAATCCTCTCATAATATTCTCTTCATCCAGTGTTTCAATCAGACGGGCATCCCACTCTTCCGGAACCAGATAACCACCATCTGCATCTACACCTTCCTGCAGTACATCCGAAACCTGATGGAAGTTAGAACGCATCGCAACAACCATATCTTTGGCATACTGCTTAGATGCGCGTCCAGTCTTCATCGTGTCTTCTTTACTCATTGGGTTCTGGGTGAGAGGTTTATCCATTGGTTTAGCCAGTTCATCCTCAATCGCTCTCTGTCGATTCATTCTTTCAATTTCCTTTGTCAGATCGGTGATATCCTTCTCCATACGGTCATATGTCTCACCATCTTCATCGGTTAATACGCCCTTATCATTGCGGTGTGAATCCAGGAAGTCTTTCGCTGCTTCCCATGCCTTTGCTCTCTTTGTTATTAAATCCTGTATCATCATGATTTCTTTCCTCCTTACATGATTGAATGCAATAAATCCAAACGTCTCTGTAGCTTCGCTACGTTATATGGGCTATCAGAAACCTTGCTACCTGTGTTATCGACACCTGCGTCATTGACAACTGTGTCATCAACACCTGTGTTATCAACACCTGCGTCATTGACGTTTGCGACGTGTGCGGGGTCTTCCTGCTCTGCGGGTGTTTGTTTGCCACCGGCATTTCCAGCCGCCACAAGGCCCTCAAAGTGCACACTAACCTTGTTTGTAAAGGTGCGTGCCATCTGTTTATTCGAGAATAGAACACCATCGCTAAGTGACATATTGTCCTCATCATCTTCATCTGAGTTTCTGCTTAGCATTTCATCCGCGAATCCCAGTTCAATTGCTTTTCTGGCATCCATCCACGTTTCATCATCCATGAGCTTGCTGAGCTTATTTCTAGATAAACCTGTCTTTGATTCATATGCATTGATAATGGAGTCCTTTACTTCATCCAGCATATCGATAGCTTTCTCCATATCCTGCTTATCACCCATGGCTTCTGTTGCTGGATTATGAATCATCAGCATTCCAACTGGACTGATAATGACCTTATCTCCTGCCATAGCAATGACCGAAGCAGCTGATGCGGCTAAGCCATCAATCATGATAGTTACTTTGCCCTTATAGCTTGTCAGCATGTTGTATATCTGAGCTGCCGCAAAGCAATCACCACCAGGACTATTAATCCAGACCGTTACATCTCCCTCTCCTTCATCAAGTTCGGATTTAAAAAGAGCCGGAGTGACATCATCGTCAAACCACGACTCTTCTGCAATTGTTCCATTCAAGATGAGGGTTCTCTCCATGAGAGTGTTCCCCGTGTCTGGCTCTCTAGCTTTATTCTTTACCCATTTCCAAAATCGATTCATCGACTATCTCCCTTCTGTATCCTTGATACCTGTATCCTTGATGCTTTATTTATGTTCAGCACTTTGCTGTTCCTCTGAATCTTGCTTCTCTACTTGACCATTAGAGGTGCCATTGGCACTGTAGGCACCAGTGGTGTAGGCACTTCCCGCATCTTTGAGCTTTGTCATATTGCCATTGATCAGATAAAGATCGCCACCTTCTTCAGCAGGAATCTTGTCTAGATTCTCAAGCTCTCGGATATCATTCGTGCTCATCCATCCGTTCTGTCTACCAATGGAATAACCCTGCATTCTTGATGCATAGTTTCCTCTTAGCAGACCATCTACATTGAATCGTGCAAAGTATGTTTTCTTCTCTTCTGGTGATAACAACGAGCGACTGATCGCAGATTCTATTCTGTTAAGCCATGGCTGGAGAACATAAATCACAAATTCCAAGGACTGCTCCTCAATATTCGAGAATGTTGCATGTTCCAAGTCACCAATCATATGAGGTGGCACTCGGAAGATACGCGCTATCTCGTCAATCTGGAATTTCCTTGTTTCCAAGAACTGGGCTTCCGATGGATTGATTGATATAGGTTCATACTTCATACCTTCTTCAAGCACCGCTACTTTGTTCGCATTCTGGCTTCCACCAAAAGCTGCCTCCCAGCTATCTCTTACCCTTTCAGGATCCTTCAATACGCCTGGATGCTCCAGCACACCACCAGGAGCCGCTCCATTCGCGAAGAACTTACTGCCATACTCTTCACATGCCATAGATAGACCGATTGCATTCTTGGCCATGGCAATAGGACTGTATCCAACAAGTCCGTCAAAGCCCAAGCCCGGAATATGCATTACTTCATGAGGTGACAGTGTCACTGTTGTTCCCTTCATGGTATGAGCCTCATCATTGCTCCACTGATATTCATAATAAATACGGCCGTGTTCATCTCTGTTCACGGTCATCTTATTTGGCATTAGAAGATACAATCCCACTACTTCATCCTTCCCATTCCTTATGATCTGTACATAAGCATTTCCCCACAAGAGAAGATGGCTCATAATCGTTTCTCGGAATACAAAGGATGTCATTTCATTATTTGGTTCATCATGAAGCAGGAAATACAGTGGATGCTCTATTGCTTTGACTTTACTTCCTTCATCGTTATAGCGATACAGGTGCAATGGTAAGGAAGCTACTGCCTCTGACAGCACACGCACACACGCATATACTGCTGTAACCTGCATACTGCTCCTGACATTTACATTCTTACCTGCAGAAGATGGTCCAAAGAAGAAGCGATAAGCAGACCCTTCAGTACTATCTCTCGCCCTTCCAAAATGAAATATATCTCTCAGTTTCATATTTTCCTTTCCATACAAAAAGCGCCCAATATAGGACGCTCTCTTAGAATTCAATCATTGGGAATCAACTTTTCATAATTACGTTTTTTGTACACAATTCTGACAATTAACACCTTGCTATCTTTCTCCAGATAGAATGCTAAATAGCTTTTATATTTTACAAAGCGGTAACTCCCATCGCTGTATTTTGATGAAGGCAAGCGAGCACCACTTGCTGGAAATATATCGAGAATAGCAATACTTCTACGAATACCATCCACAATCTTCTTAGCAGCTTCAGGATTATTCAAATCAAAGGCAACGTATTGAACAATTGCATCAATATCTCTCAAAGCCTGATGTGAATACCTAATCTTACTTTTCATACTTTATCTTGGCAAAATGCGCATTGGCTTCTTCTTCAGAAACCCATCCTTCCTCTTCACCGGATTTGAGCCCTTTATTTAGCTCACTCATAAGTTCCATGGAAGCTTTATCCTTCTCATAATCCTCATATTCTTCGAGATCTAGAATCGCATAACGTCCACGACCATTTTTTGTAAGATATACAGGATTTCCCACTGCCACGTCCTTGAGAACTGACGCATAATTGCGAAGATCAGATACTGGTTTGATGTTTGGCATAAACAGACCTCCTTTATTTTTTACATATTATCATACGTAATATTGTGCGTCAAATTATATGATATTCTTTGCGTTGAGCAATCATTTACAGCAGAATAAGCCCTCTCTCATCATAGACACTCTCTGCTGTCTCATGTCTGACGCACCTATCCAGTGCCATGATTGAAGCGACTATCCCATCAATCTTCTCTGGTGATCTGGCCTTGGTCGGTTTGATGTTCTCTGCTGCATCATGATCAACGACCACATTAGCAGCCATCCACTTCAATACCGGATTGCCACCATGATTGATCTTCCCCTGCATAAGAAGTTTATAGAATTCCTTCGTAGGCGGAGACATATCCTTAAAACCCTGGCCAAATGGAACCATCGTGAACCCGTCATCCGTTAAGTTAATAATCAGCTGTGTAGCGTTCCACCTATCTACCGCAATCTCCCGGATGTTATAGATTTCATGCAACTCATTGATGAACTTCTCGATGAAGTTGTAATCAATCACGTTGCCCTGCGTTGCTTTCAAGAACCCTTCTTTATGCCACACATCATAAGGGACTGACGCATGATGCACTCGAATGGGTATCGTATCTTCCGGTACCCAGAAGTATGGCAGCAAGATATAATCCTCTTCATCGTTTCTAGGCGGAAACATCAGACTCAGTGCTGTAATATCACCAGTACTGGAAAGGTCCAAGCCTCCATAGCACTCTCTATCTTTTAAGGCGTCCATGTTAATAAACTTAGAGCCTCTGTCAAAGACCTGCTCTGGTATAAATGCTGTTGTACTGGATACCCACATGTTTAATCTCAGCTGCTTAAATACGGCTTCTTCTGCTGGATTATCCAGTGCCTCCTGGTAGTGATCTCTCACTCTTTCAATACTGATTGTCTGGCCAAGGCTAGGATTGGCTTTATACCAGTTTCTCTCATCCTGCCAATCATCATCCTCTGTCAATCCATAGACAACGGGATAGAAAGTATGATCGATCTTCTGACCAGACAGAATGTCCTTTGCTTTCATATGCAGCTCATAGCAGATGGATTCCTTATCCGTGCCTGCAGTGGTGATAAGAAAGAACAATGGCTGTTCACGTGCATCGCCCGAGCCCTTTGTCAGAACATCATATAGCTGACGGCTAGGCTGAGCATGTACTTCATCAAAAACCAGACCTGACACATTCAAACCATGCTTAGTCCCAACCTCTGCAGACAGCACTTGGTAGAACCCTGTATTGGAGTAGTTCACGATACGTTTCGTAGCTCCCATGATCTTTGAACGCCGATACAAAGCAGGTGACATATTCACCATCTGCCTTGCCACATCAAAGACAATACTTGCCTGGCCTCTGTCAGCTGCAGCCCCATACACTTCAGCGGAAGGCTCCCCATCTGCGTACAGCAGGTACAATGCAATTGCAGCAGCGAGTTCTGACTTTCCATTCTTCTTTCCTATTTCTACATAGGCGGTACGGAACTGACGATGCCCGTGTGCGTCCACAATGCCGAACAGGTCGCGAACAATCTGCTCCTGCCACGGTAATAGCCAGAACCTTTTACCCGCCCACTTGCCCTTCGTGTGGCGCAAATTCTGGATGAAGATAACTGCCCTGTCTGCCTTCTCTTTGTCATAGTGAGAACTCTTAAGCATGAACTTAGATGGCTTATAGGTTTTCATCACCGGGAAGTTAGCTGGCTTACTGTCCTTTGTTATCATCCAGCAATTCCTCCATTTCATCCGCTGCGTTCGGTCTATCACTGTCCGCTATAATTCTTGAGCGAGAGGCAGGAGTCAAACCAAACTGTTCCGCGAATCTTCCCATCTGCTTCATGTACTGCTGAGCAATCGAGACTTGCGGTACCTGCTGCCAATATCCTGAAGGCGTTCTTACCAGCGATCCATTCTTAGAGATGAACTCTTCATTCTCCTTCCATCTGGAGTAGGACTGGCAGTACCCTGCAAAAGCAGCCATATCCACTTGCGTAAGCACCCCCATCGCTTCCATCTTCTTAGCTAGTCTCTTCCATTCCTTCTTTGCTTCGGGATCCAGCCATTTCGGACAGGTGGGAGCAGTGTGGCCAGGCCTTGGTTCATTCTCATTCAGTTTTCTTTTGCCAGGATTGCCTTCCAACTCTTTAATCGCAGTTGGGGTAGGCTTTCTTCCTCTAGTTGCCACAGTCTCACCTCCTTTCGGTTACAATGGTGCTATGCCATATATCAAACATTACGTAAGCGTTGAAGAACGACGCTCTAAAACCGGCGAATTAAAACTTCTCAAATTAGTCTGGGATGACGGGAAAGAATACCCAATCGAGAGATCAGAGTACAAAGGCTATGACACCGGCAGGTCAGGTGCCTATGGTAGAAAGTATGTTATTTGGTTTAAGAACAGATCTCTGGATAACCAGTGTCGGGATATCTTCCTAGAAAAGGATCGCTTCTTTGTAGAGATATATAAAAAACCTGCCGTAAACCACCAGCAGGATTATTCTGATTCTTTTGAATTCACGGATGAGGACATTCGTTATCACCAGGATCAATGATTACTCAATCTTCTTCAGACCAGATACTAGCAGTCCCGTCTTTCCGAATGGTCCATTGCAAGCCAAGGTAGTCCAGCGCATCTGTAAAGCCTTGCAGTGCTGCTTGGTTAACGCTCGCTTGAGATGACTGCTTACATGCAAAGTACCTCAGCTCCAGTTCATTCTCCAAACCCTTAATCTTCTCTTCACTGATTTTCATGTTCTTCTCTCCTTAGTTGTAGGAATACATCATGATGCAGAGTGCAATTTCCGCATCCTTATTTGCACATTCCGTTGCTTCACCATTCGCGAATCGATAAATCAATTCATCGTCCTCAGTAAGCGTAAGGTCCAGAATCTTACCGCCATTGAGGCCTTTCTTTTCATGCTTAAATTTCAAAGTTAGTAGAACAGTAAGAGACAAATAGCAGAGTGTTTCACTAAAGTTGATAAATACGGGTCTAATCTGAGTGCCTGCGAGGCGGAAATATCTCATAGGTACTCTTTTTGTTT